GCTAAGTAGAACGTATCTACAAAGTAACAATACTATATTTAGATTAAACGATTATAATTTAAGAGTACCTGTATTTACTGAAGATACAGATAGTGTTTCTTTTTTATATAAAGGAGAAGTAAAGCGAGTACAAACAATATCTTCGTCTACAAATACTAATGGTCAAATAGAATATATATCGGTATCTGGAGCAGATAATACAGATAACTATAAAGAACGAGTATTAGCAGACGGTGGAACGTTTGAAGATAATAGCTTATTAGACGACTTTTTAAGCAATGTTGACATAGGTTTAATAGACGAATTATATATCAATTCAGATAATGGAACTGAGGTTATTAAAGTTAATACAGAGCCATGTACAAGGTATAACCCTTATAAGATAACTTTTGTAAATAAGTATGGAGCATTACAAGATATTTATTTTAGTTTAAAATCTACAGAAAGCATATCAACTAACGGAGAAACATATAAAGCAAACATAGTAGACTTTGACACATTAACATACGATAGTTATAAACCACAAGTAGCACAGTATAACAAGTCAGGCAAAGAAAGTATTACACTAAACACAAACTACTTAAACGAACAATATAACGAGGTAATTAAACAACTAATGTTATCAGAGCAAGTATGGTTAACTAAACTATTAGACCCTGTACCAGATAGCGATAATAAAGAAACAGTTTTATCAGTTGTACCTAAAACATCTAGTATAAATTATAAGACTAGTGTAAATGATAGGCTTGTGCAGTATACTATTGATTTTGATTATGCATTTGATAAAATGAATACAGTTAGATGATAATACAACTATATATAGAAGGCGAAAGAGTAGAATTGTTTAAAGACGAAAGTGTTACTATAACTGATAGTATACAAAACGTCAAAGACATAGGTTCTATATTTACAGCTTTTAGTCAATCTTTTAATGTACCAGCAAGCAAGACTAATAATAAAATTTTCAAGCATTATTATAATTACGATATTGACATTGCATTTTCTTTTAATGCTAATGATTTAGTATCTGCAACAATTGAATTAAATAGCTTAACTTTTAGAAAAGGTTTTATAGGGCTTGATGGTGTTACGTTAAAAAACAACAAAGCACACTCGTACAAAATTACATTCTTTGGAGAAACAGTAGATTTAAAAACAAAACTAAAAGAAACTAAACTAAGTACAATATTTCAAGGTGTTACTACTTATGACCACGAGTACGGAGTATCAACAGTAAAAACAGGATTAGAAAGTAGTTTAGCAAGTGGCGCAATACGATACCCTTTAATATCACATACCGAAAGATTGTTTTTTGATAGTGGTACACATATTGCTGATGACCGTAATTTACATTATGATACAGGTGGCGGTGGAGGTGGTTCACATAACCACGGGATAAGATACAATGATATTAAACCTGCTATTAAACTAAGTACTATTGTAGATGAGATAGAAAGTTATACGGGATTGACTTTTACAAGTGGAGCAAGTGATGACTTTTTCGACGAAACGAATAATCCTTTGTGGGGTACTTTGTATTTGTGGTTAAGTAGAGTAAAAGGTGCACTAGGCTTAAATGTAACAGGTACAGCAGTTGTAGATATGCCATTTACAGACTTTGATTTTTCAAGTGCAAGTCCTAATCAGTGGCAACCAGAATTACAAGGTAACATCCCGAGCGTATCGCCATATTCAAGAATAAACTCAGGTATATGGACTATAAGACCACAAGCAGCTTTTTTTCCAAGTGATACATCATACCAATACTATACAACTTTCACGCTAACAAGCACATCACAATATACAATGATTATTGAAGATGTTACAAGTACTCCATTTACAGTAGCATCAACAACAGGAACAGGTACGCTTTCATTAACTAATGTGTTTGTAGGTACAAATAATGTTTATGGTCAAATAAGAAAAATAAGATATAGGGTAACAAGCGAAGACCCTGCTATAACATTCACACCTACAATTGACTTCAAGTATCAAATCTTTCAAAGTGGTAGTCTTTCAACATTTCGCACACAAATTACAGGTAACGCAATAGAGCCTAATGGTGCTGTTAGTAATATAGTAGTATCGGACCAGATGCCTGATTTAAAGGTTATTGATTTTCTTACTGGCTTATTTAAAATGTTTAATCTTACGGCTTATGTGCAAAATGATGGCAAAATAAAAGTTACAACATTAGATAATTTTTATAGTGCAGGTAGTTCTTACGATGTAAGCGAATTTATAGATGTAAATGAAAGTAATGTAAATTTCGCAATACCTTATCAAGAAATAGCATTTAGATTTAAAAAACCTAATACATTTTTAGGCATAAACTTTAGCGAGATTAACAATAAAGTATTTGCCGATTTGGAAAGCACAACAGCATCTAGTCCAGATGTACAAACAACAAATAGAGGTAGTAAGTATGTTGTTCAATTGCCTTTTGGCAAAATGATTTACGAAAGACTTAATGATTTAGATGATGGCACTCAAAGTTTAATGCAATATGGTTACTGTACTGATAAAGACCAAAACCCAATAAATATAGACCCGCTTATTTTAAATATTACAAATGAAACTTTAACAACTGGCCATTATTTAAGTTTTTACAATGGCACAAGTACAGGTACGGCAGCAGGATTAACTACTTACAATAGACCATCTAACACATACGGCACAAGTCAATCTTTAAATTTTGGTGAAGAGGTTGATGAGTATACTGGTTTAGCAGAAGATGATAGTCTATTTGAAAACTATTATAAGAATTATATTGTAGATACTTTTAATGCTCAAAGAAGACTAGTAAAAGTAAAAGCATATTTGCCATTAAGGATATTATTAAATTATCAGCTTAATGATATTTTCATTATAAACAATAGAGAGTATATTATAAATAGCATAAAGACAAATCTAGAAACAGGTAAAAGCGAACTTGAGTTATTAAATAAGCTATGATAGAAAGTATATTAAAAGGATTGGAATTAACAGACTCAAATAATGAGCTTGTACAAATAGCAAAAGGTAAATATAAAAACCCGGAGTCTATAAAAGAAGCTTATGAAAAATTTAAAAAAGAAATAAAATGGCAAAAGTCGTAACAATAGAGCTTGAAGCTAAAACTGGAACTGCCTACAAAGATATTGGTAAGTTAGAAGATAGCATAAAAAATATGAATCAAGAGCTTGTTAGTACCGGAGATGGACTAGCAAACGTAGATGATGGTGCTAAAAAAGCAAGCAAAGGAATAAAAGGTGTAGGTGTAGCTTTAAAGGCTGCAGGTGTAGGATTAGTAGTTGCTGCATTAGCTAAACTAAAAGAAATATTTGAACAAAACCAGACGGTTGCAGATGGTTTTAGTACAGCATTCGAATTTGTATCTTTAGCGTTTAATGATTTTGCTAATTTTGTAATAAATAATTCTGGAGTTGTTGTAGATTTTTTCAAAGCTATATTTGAAGACCCTTTAGGTTCAATACAGAAATTAGGTGATTTAATTAAGAATAATATTATAGAGAGATTTAATTCTTTATTAGATACTTTAGGTTTTGCTGGAGAGGCTGTAGCTAAATTTTTTAAAGGTGATTTTGCTGGCGCTGCAGAAAGTGCAAAAGCTGCTGCTACAGAATTTGTTGATGTTCTTACAGGCGTAGATGGAACTGTAGATAAAGTAGGCGAAGGTATAACCAAAGCAGTAAGTGCAACTAAAGAATATGTTACTCAAACCGGAGCAGCAGCCAGTGCAAATGTACAATTAAGTAAGTCAGCAGAAATAGCAAGAGTAAAACAACAAGGTTTAATTGAGACTTACGATAGACAAGCAGAAAAGCTTAGACAAATAAGAGATGATGATACTAAAAGCATAGAAGAGCGTATAAAAGCTAACGATGAATTAAAAGCTGTATTAGACGAGCAAACCGAAGCAATGCTTGCACAAGTACAAGTACAGATTGATGCAGCTCAAGCACAATATGACAAGAATGCTTCACAAGAAAATTATATTGCTTTATTAGAAGCACAGCAAGAAAAAGAAGCTGTATTAGCACAAATAGAAGGTTTTAGGTCAGAACAAATATCAAATAGAATTGCTTTAGAACGAGAAAGAGAAGAGGAGATAAAAGAAGGCGAGGAAGAGGCTGCTGAAAAAGCAGAAGAGGCTAGAGAAAAAGCTATTGAGGAAGCTGAATTATTAGCTGCTTTAGAGGAAAAGAAAAGGAATGCTAAAAGACAAACTGTTGATACAATAATTGGTTTAACTAATAAAGAAACGGCTGTAGGTAAAGCAGCATTGTTAGCTAAACAGTTTATGATAGCACAAGAGTTTATACAAGAAACTAAAGCATCTATACTAAAAGCAAAAAAATCATTATCAGATGTAGCCGTAACTGGCGCACAAGCCGGTACAGAAGTTGCTGGCTCAGTTGCTAAAGCAGCAAACACAGCACCTCCACCATTTAACTTACCTTTTATAATATCAGCTATAGCAACAGGGGCAGGTATTATATCATCAGTAAAATCAGCTATTGGAGCAACAAAGGCAGCCGCATCTCAAGCTGGAGCAGGAGGAGGAGCAACACCAACATTATCAGCACCAACAACAGCCGCATCTGCACCACCCGCTTTTAATATAGTAGGAGCAACAGGTACAAATCAATTAGCTGAAACAATAGCAGGTTCAAATCAACGACCAATAAAAACTTATGTAACTTCTGGAGATGTAACAACCGCACAAAGCTTAGAACGTAATATAGTAGAAGGAGCAAGTATATAACAAAACATAAAAATTATTATTATTAGTATATGGATATTATAGAACTTTTTATAGACGAGGAAAATGACATGTCTGGGATTGATGCAATATCTGTCGTAGAAAACCCAGCTATTGAGTCAGACTTCGTTGCTTTAAAAAATCAAGAATTTAAGTTAGCCGAAGTAGATGCTGAAAAGCGTATCTTAATGGGACCAGCACTTATACCAAACAAACCTATTTATAGAAAAAGCGAAGATAAAGAGTACTATATTTATTTCTCTAAAAAAACAGTAAAGAAAGCTAGCGAGTTATTTTTAATGCGCGGTAAGCAAAACAATTCTACATTTGAACACCAAGTACAATTAGAAGGAATGGCCGTAGTAGAGTCTTGGTTAGTAGAAGATGATATACAAGACAAGTCTAGAAAGTATGACTTAGATGTACCCGTAGGAACTTGGATGGTAAGTGTTAAAGTTAATAATGACCAAGTTTGGCAAGAGGTTAAAGCCGGTAAAGTCAAAGGCTTTTCTATCGAAGGTTATTTTGCTGATAAATTAGAACAACCAAACGACCAAGCAATAAAAGACGAACTTGCTCAAATAGAAAACGAAGAGGCAGAACATTTACTTTCTACTATTAAAGGTATTATTAAAAAAGACAAGCGATATAAGAAAGGCCAGACGATGGAATTAGAGTCTTATAGTGATTATCCATCCGGTGTAAAAAACAATGCCAAGAGAGGCCTTGAATTAAACGAGAAGGTAGACAATAAATGTGCTACACAAGTCGGTAAGGTAAGAGCACAACAATTAGCACAAGGCAAACCAATAAGCGTACAAACTATAAAACGTATGCATTCTTATTTATCTAGAGCCGAAACATATTATGACGAAGGCGATACTAAAGCTTGTGGTACTATCTCTTATTTATTATGGGGAGGCAAAGCCGGTAAACGTTGGTCAGAAAGTAAACTAAAAGAGCTTGGTGTACTTGACTTAAAAGAACCTTGCTATAAAGGCTATGAGATGATTGGCTTTAAAATGAAAAATGGTAAAAGAGTACCTAATTGTGTACCGCAAAAGTAATGGCAAAAAAAATAATAAATAACTTTAGACAGTCAAGTAGGTCAAAAAGACCAGGTGTACATAGTAAGAATGCTAGTAAAGGTCAATCAGGTTATAAACAAAAATATAGAGGCCAAGGAAAATGAGAAAGATATACGATAGATTTAAACGATTTTATTCAAGTCCTAATACAGGCAAACGTGCTTGTTTGTGTAAAGATGGTCAAACTTACTCACGTAAATGTTGCACCGGAGATTACTCAGCTCAAGGAATTGGTAAAATATGAAAATGTAACAAATAAAAAATAAATTATTATATTATTATGAATCCAGATGTAAATAAAATCTTTAACAAGTTTAAAGAAGAGAAAGTTAAACTATCTACAGAAAAAATAGAGCTAGGTAGTTTAAAAGAATTAACAACAGCTACCAAAAAAGTTGACAAAGACCTTGCTGCAGGTCAAAAGGCTGAACGCAGATTTACTAAATTAAGTCAACAAGCTGCTCAATTAGCAAAGGAGTTTAGACAATACGCGAGTGAGTATGGCAGAGGTATTGGTATGAGTGCACCTTTAGTGCAGATTATGAATGAGTTTGTAAGAAACGGTAGAGAACTTGGAGTTGATGTCACTAAAACAAATGAATATAAAAATGCTGAAATGACTTATAGTGCTCTTGAAGAATATAGAGAGGAAATTATGAAACTTGCAGCCGAAGCTGAGTTAAAAGCAAAGCAATTAAGCTAAATAAAATAATATAATGAAGGCAAACGATATGTTAACACAAGTAAAAGAACTTCTAGGAATGGAAGTTGAAGCGGAAAAAGTTGAGCTTGCTCAAATGACCCTTGAAAATGGAACAGTTATAGAAGCAGAAGTTTTTGAAGCTGGTGCAGGAGTATTTATTGTAACTGAAGACGAACGAGTAGCTTTGCCAGTTGGCGAGTACGAACTCGAAGACGGAAATGTTTTAGTAGTAACTGAAGAAGGTGTTATTGCTGAGATTAAGTCTGCTGAAGCTGAAGCAGAAGAAGCTGCTGAAGAAGAAGTTGAAGCGGAAGAAGAAGAAAAAGTAGAGGCAGAATATGTCACTAAAGAAGAATTAGCCGAAGTTGTTTCAATGATTGAAGAAATAAAATCAATGATTGAACCAAAAGAGGAAATGAGTGCTGACGAAATTGGTAATGCATTTACCGAGGAACTTGCTGCTCAAGAAAAAACTGAACTAAGTGAAGAGCCAGTTCAGAGAGTTAATCATTCACCAGAAAGCAAAGTAGAAAAAAACCTACAACTGTTTTCACAAAAACGACCCCACTCTACATTAGATAGAGTATTTAATAACATAAATAAATAATAAATAATGGCAACAACCACATCTATTACAACTACCTACGCTGGGGAGTTTGCAGGTAAATATATCTCTGCTGCTCTTTTAAGCGGTAAAACTTTGGCTGAAGGTGCAATCACCATCAAACCAAACGTTAAATTTAAAGAAGTAGTAAAGAAAATTTCTACAGATGCTATCGTAAAAGATGGTACTTGTGATTTTGACCCTACATCTACACTTACACTAACAGAGCGTATCCTTCAACCAGAAGAATTCCAAGTTAACCTTGAGCTATGTAAGAAAGACTTCAGAAGCGATTGGGAAGCGGTTGAAATGGGATATTCTGCATTTGACAACCTACCTCCATCTTTTGCTGACTTTTTAATTGGTCACGTTGCTGCTAAAGTAGCTGAAAAAACAGAGCAAACAATTTGGGCTGGTGTTAATGCAACTGCTGGTGAATTCGACGGTCTTACAGTACTTATGGGTGCTGATGGAGATGTAAACGATGCTGCAAACGGAGCTGAAACATCTTACACGTCTTCAAATATCGTAAGTCTACTTGGAAACGTAGTCGACGCTATTCCTTCTGCTGTATATGGCAAAGAAGATTTAACAATCTATGTACCTACTGTAGCTTTACAAGCTTATGTTCGTTCACTTGGCGGTTTTGCTGCACAAGGACAAGGAGCTGCTGGTACTAACGACCAAGGAGCACAATGGTACAATATGGGTAATGCACTTTCTTTTGAAGGTATCAAAATTCAACACGCACCGGGAATGCCTGCTGACCACATCGTAGCTGGAGAAGCTTCTAACATTTATTTTGGCACAGGATTATTGTCTGACCAAAATGAAGTTAAAGTTATTGATATGGCTGACCTAGATGGTTCACAAAATGTTCGAGTAGTAATGCGATATACTGCAGGTGTTCAATATGGCATCGGAGCAGACCTTGTACTACAAACTCTAGCTTAATAAATAGTCTAACATAGAAAAGGGTAGGTAAGGTATATCCTGCCTACCTTTTTTATTTAAAATTTAAAAATTATGGCATGCCCACTAACTAAAGGAAGAGTAGAACCTTGCAAAGACTCGATAGGAGGACTTAAAGAGGTTTATTTTTCTACAGCTTTCGGAGACTTAGATGCATCTGTGCTTGAAACAGCTGATGACTCTATTGAGAACTTCGATTCTAGTACTGCTACGGTTTTTAAGTATGACTTAAGAGGAACATCATCATTTGAAGGAGCAGTTAATAGCTCTAGAGATACAGGTACATCTTTCTTTACTCAAACTTTAAACTTAAGCTTGAAAAAGCTTTCTGCAGCAGATAATAAAGAGATTAAATTATTAGCTTATGGACGTCCACAGATTATCGTACGTGACTACAATGACAACTATTTTTTAGTAGGTCGTGAGCACGGAGCGGAATTGACCGGGGGGACTATGGTAACTGGAGCGGCTATGGGAGACATGAGCGGCTATACGCTTACCTTTGAAGCTCAAGAAGCTACGCCAGCTAACTTTGTAAACGTAGATAGTAACGACGGCGCAACTATGGATGTTGGAACAACTACAATTACAATTACATCTGGTTCTGATTTTTAATCTTTCTTTTTTACTTATATTTAAAGGGGCTTTTTGCCCCTTTTTTTATGTCTTAGAAAATAACAAAATTAACTTTATTTTATTATATATATATGATAGTATTAGAAAGTAGCGGAGATGCTCAAACGTTTAAATTTATACCTAGAGAGTATGTAGACTCTGTAGAGCAAATTTACAATGTATCTATATATAGTGAGACTCAAGGTAAAGATATTTACTCGCAAGATACTGCTACTTTTGTATCTAATGATTATTATAGAACTTATACCGATGTTTTTACTTTAGTTGAAAATAATTTTTATATTTTAACTATAAAGAAAAATAATGATGTAATTTTCAAAGATAAGATATTTTGTACAAATCAAGCTTACGCTGGTTATTGGGAAACTTCTTTAGACTATTGGGAATTAGTAGAAGGAGTTTGGCAAGAAGGTGATAATAATTATAAGCATCACCAATCTAATAATGAATTTATAGTTGTATGAACAATTTGCATATTTTAAATTTATCCGGTTATAATAGACCAGAGATAAAAGAAAATAAAAATAAAGACTGGGTAAATTATGGTGAAGATAATAACTATTATCAATACATCATAGATAGATATACAGGCTCGGCAACAAACAACGCTGTTATAAATGGTGTTGTAAATATGATATACGGTAAAGGTTTAGATGCAACTAACTCATCTAAAAAACCAGACGAATATGCTCAAATGCGTTCTATATTTTCTAATAGTTGTGTACACAAAACTGTACAAGACCTTAAGCTATTAGGTGAAGGCTCAATGCAAATTATTTACAAGAATGGTAAAGTATTAAAAGCCGAACATTTCCCAAGGCAAACATTACGTGCTGAAAAATGCAACGAGGACGGTCAAATCGAGGCTTACTATTATTATTATGACTGGTCGAAATTAAAGCCATCAGAGAGCCCTAAAAGAATACCAGCGTTCGGGTTTGGTAACGGTAAAGAGTCAGAGATAAAAATTATTAAAAGATATGTATCTGGTTTTGATTATTATGCGCCTGTAGATTATCAAGGTGGATTAGCTTATGCGGAACTAGAAGAGGAGGTTGCTGATTATTTAATCAATGAAGTACAATGTGGCTTTTCTGGAACTAAAGTAGTAAACTTTAACAATGGGGTACCAGATAGAGAAAAACAAATGCAAGTAAAAGATGATGTACTTGGCAAGCTTACTGGCTCTAGAGGAGAAAAAGTAATTGTTGCATTTAATAACAATACAGAGTCTAAAACTACTGTAGATGATATACCATTAAATGACGCACCACAACACTACGAGTATTTATCTAATGAATGTGTTAAAAAACTAATTATAGCACATAGAATTACATCGCCTTTACTAATTGGCGTAAAAGATGGAAATTCTGGACTTGGTAATAACGCTGAAGAGATTAAAACAGCTACTTTATTATTTGATAATATTGTAATAAAACCTTACCAACAATTATTAACTGAATGCTTTGATGCTATTCTAGCAGTAAATGATATTTCTTTAAATTTATATTTTAAGACAATACAACCATTAGAGTTTACAGATACTGAAGATGTTGTAAACGAGGAGCAACGCGAAGAGGAAACTGGAGTTAAAATGTCTAAAGAATGTTGCGAACTATCTAAAGAAGATTTAAGTGACGAAGAGTTTGATATTTTATTAGACGAACTAAGAGGAGAAAAAGTATCTAATAGATGGGAAGCTGTAGACTCAAGAGAATTCAAAGATGATAACGAAAGCATAGAAGACTGGGCAAGTAATTTAATAGACTCTAAACAAGAAAATTTAGAAAAAAAATCAATTGACTCTAAGAAAAGCGGTTTTAGTTATTTAGACAAATCATTATATAAAGTAAGATACCGATACGCATCTAAGTACTCATCTGGTAACTCAAGACAATTTTGTAGAATTATGATGAGCCGTTCTGGCCGTAATGTAGTTTATAGAGTAGAAGATATTGATAAAGCGAGTAATGCTGGCGTAAATAAATCTTTTGGCCATAAAGGAAAGTCCTATGACCTTTTTAGATTTAAAGGCGGAGTTAATTGCGGCCACGTGTGGGAAGAGGTATTATATAGATTAAAATCTAAAACAATGAAAAAGGATATTAGAAACTATAAAGAAGTTGATGATATTCCTAAGACATATAAACCTACACCAAGAGGCTATAAGGACGCACGTAAAGCGCCTAAAGACATGCCGAATAATGGACATCACCCAAACTATAAAGGATAATGGCACAAGCACTATTTATAACCCGTAACGATTTAATTAAATATACAGCATTAGCTGGAAATATAGATACGGATAAGTTTTTGCAGTTTATTAAAATATCTCAAGACTTACATATTCAAAACTATCTAGGTTCTGATTTGTTTAATAAGATTAGTCAAGATATTATTGATAATAATTTAACCGGTAATTATCTAGCATTAGTAAATACATACGTAAAACCAATGGTAATTCATTGGGCAATGGTTGAATATTTGCCTTTTGCTAGTTATACTATAGCTAATAAAGGAGTATATAAACACAATTCAGAGAATGCAGATACTGTTGGAAAAAATGAAATTGATTTTCTTGTAGAAAAATCTAGAAATTTGGCTCAGTATTATACTGATAGATTTATATCTTATATGAATAATAACCAGGCTTTATTTCCAGAATATTATACTAATAGTAACTCGGATGTTTATCCGGATAAAAATGCTAGTTTTGAAGGATGGGTATTATAAGATACAAACCAAAAGAGCTAAATATAGTTAAATTAAAAAAGTTCTTAAACAAAAGTAATTTAGGTAAGAATATATTGATTGTAAAAAAAGATGGCAACATTACAAAATAAAAGAATTAAAGATACTTATCAAGGTTTATTAAAGACCGAGGATAATAATATCATTAACAATACACTTAGACAAATAACAGATGGTCAAGGTACTGGTACTGGTATTTCTTTAAATAGCCAAGGTGACCTAACTGCTACAGGTGATGTTGTTGCCAATTCTTTTACAGGTGATGGTTCAAATCTTACAAATGTACCTAATATAGTAACTAGCGTAAATACTCAAATAGGTGATATTACACTTGACACTGATGATATTGCAGAAGGTAGCAATGAATATTATACAGACGCTAAAGTAGAAGCTAATACTGCAGTCGCTGCTAATACAGCAAAGGTTGGAATAACCGCGCAGCAAGCTGCTGATATTTTAACTAACAACGATAAGGTTGGTATAACAACAGACCAAGCAAACGAAATAGCTGCCAATACTTTAAAAACAGGCATAACACAATCTCAAGCAGATGCCATTTCGGCAAACACTTTAAAGAATTCTTATCCTACTGATGATGCAAATAAATTATTAGGCATTGAAGCAGGAGCAGAAGTAAACACAGTTGATAGTGTTAATAGTTTAACAGGTCCAGTATCTTTAGGTTTATTAGACCTTGATGATGTGGGTTCTGATGGTAATTCAGGAGAAGTATTAACAACAGACGGACAAGGTACCTTTACATTTGCACCTGCAGGGGGTGGCACAGGAACGGTAACAAGCGTAAATACTCAAACAGGTGCGGTATTATTAGATACAGATGATATTGACGAAGGGGATAACAACTTATATTATACAGAGGCAAGAGTAAGCGCAAATACAAATGTAGTAGCTAACGCGGCTAATATATCAACTAATGCTAGTAATATAGCTAGTAACGATACCGATATAGCAACTAATGCAGGGAATATAAGTACAAACGCTAGTAATATAAGTCAAAATACTACGGATATTTCGACTAACTCTAGTGATATAGCCACAAACACAAGTAGTATATCTACTAATACGTCAAACATATCGAATAACGCTACAAATATTGCAAGTAATGATACGGACATATCTGCATTACAATCAGATGTTTCTACAAACACTTCTAATATTAGTACAAACACTAGCGACATATCAACAAATACTAGTGCAATCGCAACTAATACAGGTAATATATCTACTAACGCATCTAATATATCAAGTAATACATTTAGTATTAGCACAAACGCTACAAACATAGCAACCAATGTTGCAAATATTGCCTCTAATACTAGCGATATATCTACTAATACATCTAGTATTGCTACTAATGTAACTGATATAGCAACGAACACAGGGAATATAAGTACAAACGCTACAAATATATCTAGCAATACAACCGACATAGCTACAAACGTAACAGGTATAAGTACTAATGCTTCAGCAATATCCACAAATACAGGAAACATAAGTACGAACACAACAGATATTGCAACGAACGCAAGTGATATTTCGACTAATGCAAGTGGTATATCTACCAATGCTACAAACATAGCTACAAATGCTGCTAATATACCAACAAACAATAACCAACTAACAAACGGAGCAGGTTATATAACAGACGGTAATACAGGGTGGGATAACTCTTATGGTTTTATTACTGCTTCAACAACCGACACACTAACAAATAAAAGTGGTAACAACAGCCAATGGACTAATGATGCAGGTTATATAAACGAAGCTGCACAAACAATACACACAAACGCAATAGGAAACGCAATAGACTTTAGTGCAAGAGTTACTTTAGACGGTGGTGTAGCAGAAGGCACTAGTGGAATAATTAAGAATTTACAAAATATATTATAATGAGTTTATACCAAAAAGCAAGTTTAGTACAAATACCAAGCGGATATAAAGCAGCAGATGATAAGCTGTATTCTGTTGTGCCTAATAATGGAGACGGAGACTTTACGGTTACAGTAGATGCAGATGCTACAAGAGTAAACAAAGACGGACTTATAGAAAGTGTAGTTGCAGACCAAGCGAGACTTAACTATGACCCTACAAACCCACAAGACCCACATTTACTTTTAGAGCCTAGTAGGACTAATTCTATTACATATAGCGAAGATTTTAGCAACGGTATATATAATAAAAATAATGCAAATGTAACAGTCAACAATACAACTGCACCAGATGGCACAGATAACGCTGATAAAATTACAAGCACAGGAACTACCCCTTATGCTAGGGTAAGTTTCACACATTCAACTTCAACAAGTTATGCTGTATCTATTTTTGGTAAAAAAGGCGATGAAGATTATTTATATATAAGGGCATTGGCTTTATCAAATCAGCCAATAGCATCTTTTAACTTAAATACAGGTGCTTTGGGTACTGTAAATTCAGGTTTGACTGCTGAAATACAAGCCTATACAAATGGTTTTTATAGATGTACAATAAAATACACAACCACAAGCAGTATATCAAACAATCTTATAGATTTTGGCTTTGCATCTTCTGATAATTCTCGTTTATCGTCTTCTGGAAAATTTGCATATTTTTGGGGAACACAAGTCGAAGCAGGAAGCTACCCAACAAGCTACATACCAACAAGCGGAATTGCAGAAACAAGGACAGAAGATTTTTGTTTTATAAATAGCGGTTTAGAAAACATACTTAACACAAGCGAGGGTACACTATTTGTTGAAGTAGAAGTGCCAAGAGTATCTTCAACAGGCAGCTTTGAACGTATTGTTTTAAGCGACCAAAACGCATCAACCGATAGAATAATTTTTGACAATTATGCAGGAAATTGGAGGGCATTGATGTTATCAACAGCAGGGAATGTAAACAAAACTATTGTAGGTGTAACAGCTAATCAAAGAATAAAAGTAGCTATTGCATATTCTTCTACTCAATTAAGAGTAAGTTATGATGGTAACGCAGCAACAACAACAAGCGGAAGTTATACACCATCGACTACTTTAGAAAGCTTTAAGTTTTCTAACAAAGATGGTGGTAACAAATGGCAAGGTAAAATATATCAAGCTATGTATTTTAACACAGCATTAACAAACGCAGAACTACAAACACTTACAAGCTAATGGAACTATTTAAGAAATACGAGTTTAACTCAAAAGAGCAAGCAGAACAAAAAATAGCTGCTTTGCCACATACAACTGATGAATTAACAGAACAAAGTTATTTAGATGGTGGGCATACTATTGTACATCTAGGTTATTTGTGGATTGAAGAACCTACATACGATGAACAAGGCGAAATAGAAACAGAAGGAGTTGCATCTGATAAATATAGTGTAGATGTGCTTTGGCAAGATTTAGACAGCAGCCCTTACGGTTGGGCTTCTTACGAAATTACAGTAGAGGGTAATGGCGCACACACCTTTTTAGGTAGAAACTTTTAATTATGGACTTAAACTCGTTTAAACTTTACGTATTAAATTTATCAGCTATTACAGTTAGTACAATGGATATATTGGAAGATAGCCTAAAGATACTTTTATTGTTGGTCACTATTGGCTACACTGTCCAAAAGTGGTACGAGTTAAAAAAGAAAAAGTGAGATACTTTAATTATAGCGAGTTTGATAGCCCTGATGTACAAGGTAGTGGTCAGATGATGGATAAGACTTTACTAGAAATGCTAGACGAAGTTAGAGACAAATTTGACAAACCTATACACATTACAAGTGGCTTTAGAACACCTGCACACAACGAAGCAGTTGGCGGTGTGGAAACAAGTAGCCATTTAAAAGGTTTAGCAGTAGACATAGCTTGTAATAAGAGTACAGATAGATTTGATTTAATTAACTGCCTTTTAGACGTCGGTTTTAGCAGGATAGGAATAGCTGATACTTTTATACATACTGACATAGACCAAACAAAAGCACAAGGTGTAATGTGGACTTACTAATGAAAAAGATACTACAATTCATATCGGGCGGTCTAATAAAGGATATTGGTAAAATAATAGATAACCTTACTACAACAGACGAAGAGCGCTTAGAAGCAAAGAGAATGGTTCAAGAGTTGCTTGAGAAAGCTGATAAAGACGCACAAGAACAAGTAACTGAAAGATGGAAGTTTGACATGCAGTCAGACTCTTTTTTATCTAAAAATATAAGACCAATGGTTTTAATATTCTTAACGACTATGTTTACTTTATTTGCTTTTACAGATGGCAATATAGCAGACTTTACAATTCAAAAAGAATATATACCTATTTTCCAAAGTTTGCTAATAACTGTATACGGAGCTTACTTTGTTGGTAGGACTTGGGAAAAATTTAAAAATAAATAGTTAATAACTTATCTTTACAGGTAATTATAATTTTTATACTTTTGACAAAAGAACTTCAATACCCTAATAAAGATGGACGATTGTTGGAACAGGTAATTAAATTTTTTTATTTTTTTTACCTGGTTTTTTTTGTTTTTTCTTTTTGTCCTTTTTCTTTTTTCTTTTTTAATTCTAATTTAATATATTTACTCAAATGACAGATTACATGGTTAACAAGATTTTAAATTACAAGACTATATCAGACAAAGAAAAGATAAATAGGCTATTAGAATTAGATGCTATAATGTATACTAATTTAGGTAGTGACTCTACTAAGACTGATAGAAATGAAACTAAGAAAAAATCTAGAATAATTTATAGAGCAATAAAGAATATAGATAGAGACTTAGGCGATATGTTACTAATCAATCAATGCTAAGTGAAAAAGAAAAAGCCAACAAGGAGTCAATTAGTAAAACGTTTAGACAATTTATTTAGTGAATATATCAGACGTAGAAACACCGACTTTAGAGGAACAACAAAATGTTTCACTTGTAGCAAAGAAGACCATTGGAAAAAATTACAATGCGGGCATTTCCAGTCAAGAAAACATTACGCAACTAGGTGGAATGAAACCAATTGCCAAGTACAATGTGCAGCTTGTAACGTATTTAGATATGGAGAGCAGTACAAGTTTGGATTAAATTTAGATAAAGAGTTTGGTAACGGTATTGCTGAAGAGCTTTTAAATTTATCTAAAAATATAGTTAAATTATCTAATGCTGATTTATTAGATAAAATTGATTATTATAAGAACAAAATTAAATTATTAGAGTGATTTTTTCTGTGTCTGTCCTTAGAAAGCCGGTAGATTTTATATTTGCCGGTTTTTTTTATTAAAAAGATTTTATATATTTACATAAATAAATTTTATATGACACATACAGATGATTTAATAAGACTAAAGAATGCTAGGATAGCAGCTTTAGAAAAAGAAGTCGAAAGGCTCACAAGTACAAATCAATTTTTATTAGCACAACTTGAAGTATTAGAAAATGAAGACTAATATATATAATAAGCTTTTAAAAGTTCAGACAGAAATAGGAGCAATATCTAAAGATACTAAGAACCCATTTTACAATTCTAAGTATTTTGATATAAACTCTTTATTAAGACAAGTAATGCCTTTATTGCAAAAGCAAGAATTGGTGTTAATACAACCTATTCAAGACGGTCAAGTTAAAAGTGTTATAATAGACACTGAAGGTGGTAGCGTAGAGTCTACTATGTTTTTACCAGAGATTAACGACCCACAGAAATTAGGTAGCGCAATTACTTATTATAGACGTTATACATTACAATCATTGTTAGCATTACAAGCTGAAGATGATGATGGGAACGCAACTGTAAACCAAGTAAGCGAAGTACAAAAAGATTGGTTGAATGAAAATACACCGGAATTTAGTAAAGCAATTGAGTATATTAAAAACGGTGGTAAAATTCAATCGATACAAGCTAAGTATAAATTAAGTAAAAAAGTAAAAGAACAATTATTAAATAATTAAATTATGGCAGGATTAGTAAATATAAGT